CGCATTGTATTGATGCCAAAGGGACACATTGCCTTTGTGGAAGTGAAAGCACCAAATCAGAAACCAAGACCTCTACAGCTTTCAAGGCATAAACTTCTGAGGCGGTTAGGCTTTCAGGTTTACGTCCTTGATGCCTTAGAGGACATCGATAAATTTATAAAAGAGGTGATGAGTAATGAAGCTTCATGATTATCAGGAATATGCAGTCAAGTTCATTGAAGAACATAAGACAGCAGCTCTTTTCCTTGACATGGGCTTAGGTTGACAAAACCATAACAACCCTTACAGCTATCAACAATCTGATATATGACTTGTTTGAAGTCAGAAAAGTTCTGATTATTGCACCGCTGAGAGTAGCAAGAGATACCTGGTCGGCAGAAGTGCAAAAATGGGATCATCTGAAGCACCTGAGATACAGTGTGGCAGTCGGAACGGCAGAAGAACGTCGTGCAGCATTAAAAGCAGATGCCGACATCTACATCATCAATCGTGAAAATGTGGACTGGCTTGTCAGCAATACAACATTTGATTACGACATGATCGTAATTGATGAACTAAGTTCGTTTAAGAATCATCAGAGCAAACGCTTCAAAGCATTGATGAAAGTCAGACCAAAGGTAAAAAGAATCGTGGGACTGACAGGTACTCCTGCAAGCAATGGCTTAATGGACTTATTCGCTGAGTTCAAATTGCTGGATATGGGCGAAAGATTGGGAAGATTTATCGGGCAGTATCGAAACGAATATTTCAAACCGGATAAGCAGAACGGCTACATAGTGTATTCCTACAAGTCTCTCCCCGATGCAGAAGAACGAATATACGATAAGATTTCTGACATTACCGTTTCCATGAAGGCGGTTGACCACCTCAAAATGCCGGAACTGGTTTCCACGGAATATGCGGTGAAGATGTCAGATGCCGAAAAAGAAAAATACAAGGAACTGAAAGATGAATTGATTCTTGAGGTTCAGGATACCGAGATCACAGCAGCAAATGCAGCGGCTTTAAGCAATAAGCTGTGTCAGATGTCCAACGGTGCAATTTACGATGATGAGAACAATATCATTCCGATACACAGGCGAAAGCTTGATGCACTGGAGGATATCATCGAATCTGCAAACGGCAAGCCTGTTCTGGTGGCTTACTGGTTCAAACACGACAGAACAAGAATTGCTGAAAGACTTGGGAAACTTGGGGTTGTCTATCAGGAAATCAAGTCGGCACAAAGCATCAAAAACTGGAACAGCGGAAAGCTGCAGGTGGCATTGATACACCCCGCAAGTGCAGGACACGGTTTGAACTTACAGGCAGGAGGAAACTTTTTAGTGTGGTTTGGTTTGACATGGAATCTGGAACTTTACCAACAAACCAATGCAAGACTATGGCGACAGGGACAACAGTCCGAAACGGTGGTGATACAACATATCGTCACCAAAGGCACAGTAGATGAAAAAATTCTGAAAGCATTAAAATCAAAGGACGAAACGCAAACAGCCTTGATGTCAGCAGTCAGGGCGGAATTGGAGGAGCGATGAATGACGGCTACAAAGAATTAGCGGCAGCAATTGTAGAACGTGCGGTTATTGATTATAAAACAGCTTTAAAAAATCAAGATAATTCAGTTATATACAGCCTTGAACGATTCTTTCGTTCAGCTTGGTTTGAGGTGCTGTCGGAATGTGATGGCGAGGTACTTATGCAAATGGTAAGGAGGAGCGTTTCATGAGAGAATTCTTTGAGAATATGGTTTCGCAGGAAAAGAAAGTCAGAATGATGCAGGAAGAATATCATCGCATAAAACAATCTCTTGATATTTCAGGAATCCGCTATGAAAATACAGGTGCAACATCTGGAAGCAAGAAAACTGACGGAATGGCAGAAGTAATTGCAGAAATGGTTGATTTTGAAAATGAAATGAAACAGGAAGAATCCAAATTAGCTGTAATGCGATTGAAAGCTACTGTGACAATCAGCAAGTTAACTGATGATAATGAACGAGAAGTTCTACGTCGTTGGTATCTGTTACAGCAAGCAGAGGAAAAAATCAGAAACGATATGGGATATAGTCAAAGCATGGTATACGAATTCCGTAAGCGTGGATTTAAGCACCTTGAAACTTCGGAATAAATCGGAAAAAATCGGAATCAAAAAGCATTGACATTCTTGATAAAATATGTTATCATATATACTGGAAAAATAAGATAACGAACAAGCCATGGTCGAGAAATCTGCTGTGGCTATTTTTATGTCCTGACGGAGGTACAGTATGAAAGCGAGAGAATATCTAAGAACAATTCAGAAGCTTGAAAGCAAAACCAGAGAATGCTATGGACAGGCGGAATATCTGAAGAATGCCATTAACAACCTCTCAAATCAGAATGCCATTGAAACCGTTGAGGAACTTATCGTTGACCTTATGGACGAGGCATCTGATTACGCAATTCATCGTGTTCATCTGATAAATGAACTTTTAAACGTTGATGACCCAATGCAGTATATGCTTCTCCATTACCGATACTGCCTCGGTTACAGCTGGCATAAGATTGTTTACAAGCTTAAAGTAAGCGTTGGCTTTGTGAAGAATCTTCACGGTGAGGCGTTGCAGTCGCTTGACAGATATCTTGAGGAATGTTGCAATGCCGAAGAAGTGTAAGCACCCTTGCAGTTTCCCCGGCTGTCCGAACCTTACCGACAGCAGATACTGCGAAGTGCATAAACAACCTGACAAACCGTCAGCTACCAGGCGTGGTTACAACAGCAAATGGCGTAGGCTCAGTAAAGCTTACCTCCGCAAGCACCCGATGTGTGTACGCTGTATGCAGCAAGGACGATATGTCCCAGCAACTGTGGTTGACCATATCATTCCACACCGTAATAACCCTGCTTTGATGTGGGATGAAAGCAACTGGCAAGCCTTATGCAAGCCTTGTCACGATAAAAAGACGTGGACGGAAGATAAGAATCCTGTTTATACATACTGAAAAGCCCCCGGGGGGTATAAAAACCTCTAAAAATAGACAAAATACTGACCGGTGGCCCCTCTCACGCACAAAAATGGGTATTCAAACACCCTATTGACCCCTCAGATATAAAAATACCGAAAAATGCTGATAATATCTAACTTTGCCGACTTTTACAGTCGGCATTTTTCATGCCCGATTTTAAGTTTTGTTTGAATTTCTTTGATTTTTCGGAGGTGATGGCATCATGGCAAGAGACGGCACTAACCGAGGCGGTGCAAGACCGGGTGCAGGCAGACCAAGAAAGGCACTCACGGAGAAAATTGCTGAGGGAAAATCGGCTGAAATTATGATGCAGCCTGCGGATATAGAATCCGCTGAAACACCGCCCGTCAGAGATTTCATGAAAGAATTGCAGCGTGACGGCACAAAACTCCTGGCAGATGATGTGTATACAGAAACCTATCAATGGCTGAAAGAACGTTCCTGCGAGAAAATCGTCAGCCGTCAGCTTGTAGAACAGTATGCCATGAGCATTTCCCGTTGGATTCACTGCGAGCAGATCGTCACCAAGTACGGATATATTTCCAAACATCCTACAACCGGTGCGGCAATTGCCTCTCCCTATGTAGCGATGTCACAGAATTACATGAAACAGGCAAACCAAATCTGGAATCAGATTTTTCAGATTGTGAGGGAAAATTGTTCTGTGGAATTTCAGGGCAATCCACAGGAAGATATGATGGAAAAATTGCTGAGAAGCAGAAAGTGAGATTTATATGAAAGCAGATAATAACTTCTGGAGAGAACTGAAAAATAACAAACCCTATCTTACCAAACAGCAATACCGCACAATCAAAGGACAGGCTATCAAAGGCAATATGGATGCCGCCCGAAAAGGTATGCTCAGAATTCAGCAGAGGAGGAATTACAGATGACCACAACTACAGAATTTCAGCTTGTTGACATCAACAAGTTAGTGCCTTATGCCAACAACGCCAGAACACACAACAAAGAACAAATCCTGAAACTTCGTTCTTCCCTCCGTGAATTTGGATTTGTCAATCCTGTCATTATCGATAAGGAATATAATGTCCTTGCCGGTCACGGCAGAATTGAAGCCGCAAAAGAAGAAGGTATTGCAGAAGTCCCATGTGTATTTGTTGACCATATGACTGAAGCACAGAAGAAAGCATATATTCTTGCCGACAACCGGATGGCGTTAGATGCAGGCTGGGACGATGAACTGCTTGCTGTTGAGATGGAAGAATTACAGAATCTTGGATTTGACCTTGGTCTTACAGGTTTTGATGAATCTGAAATTGCTGAACTATTTGATACAAACAGCGGTGATGAAGTCAAAAACGATGATTTTGACCTTACCACAGCACTTGAAAAGGCTGCATTTGTACAGCGTGGCGATATTTGGACTGTCGGAAAACATAAGCTGATGTGCGGTGAT